CTTCTGCATGTGTATCTACATCTTCTGGATTATTTTTATCCACTGGTAACATTGGTAATGTTCTTACAAGATTAGTACAATTAGAAAAAACTTTTAATTTTGGTTGTCCTGTATCTGGGTCTTTAGATAATAATTTATGTAATTCTAATTTCCCTGCTACTCTACTTCTTGGTGACCTATCTGATGGTCTCCATTTACATCCTTCTCTAATCATTGTCTCTGCAATACTAGGGCCGGCATCCCCTCTTCGTGCCCAAGTTGAAGAGTCCAAGATTCCATATCGTATGTACTCATCACGTTCCTTTTCCAAGACTTGTCTTGCAAATAAGTCTGCGGTAACTCTTTGGGTATAATGTTCTCTGTATACCCAGAAATTGTTATCGAAGTCAACCGCAATCCAAAGAACGCAAGCCGCAGATGAATAGCCCCAGTCACATGTTCTGAATCTGAGCCAATTGCGGGGAACGTCAAAAGGCTGAGTAACATGGGTAGTAATATCAAATTCCGGAAAAGCCGAATTTTCAAATGCACTCCAATCTCCTTCTAAGAATTGTTTTCTTTGAACTTCTGGTAAAGATGATAACATAATCATGTAATCATCTGTTTGCATTAGATACGGATTATCTTGCAATTTAGCCGGTATAAATCTTCTTGTTATAGATTTTTTACCTGCTATAGTGTCAATATGCACGTCAAAGGCTTTATTTGGTTCACTAGGGTCTACAAACATTTCTTTAACCCATAGGGAACCTATGTTACCCGGATTGCCTGTAGCTCGCATATATACAGGAATATCTGGGTCTACACTTCTTAGGGAGGAACGTAAGAAATTGTAAATTTCTGGAGTAGGATATTGAGGTAACTCATCTATTCCTATCCAAGTATAAGATTGACCTTGGTAACGAAGAACGTCAGTTAAGTTTTCTGCGTAACCAAATTCAATTCTAGCACCAGATGGAAATCGCCATTCTTTTTCTTGCTCTCTCCATTTAGCACCGGGATATGCTTGACCATATAATCGTTGAGAATGATTAATCATATCTCTAAGTTCTGGCATTGAACGTCTTAATAATAATGCTCTATGATGTTGTTTATCACAATACCTAAGTGGGTCAATAAGCATGGCGTATGATTTACCACCACCTCTTGCTCCACCATAAAATACTTCTCTTTCTGATGAGGCTAGAAACTGTGTTTGTGGCCCCTCATTAGGTTGGAATATTATATTTTGTTCTACATGTTCTTGAACATTAGGAGGAAGTTTATCTACTTCCTTATCTGTTATTACAGCAGAATCTTTTCCTTTTAAAGCATCATCTGTTTTAAGAATTAATTCTTTTTTCTTTTTAGCATTGTGCAAAACATTTGTAGCCTTTTTAATTTTGTCATCTTGTCTTTTGATAACTCTCTTTGCCGCTTGTTTTGCTTTAGTTGCTACACTAAAATTTCTTTGTTCTTGTTTTACTCCTCGTTTTCTTCCGAGGTTTTGTTTTGGTTTAGGTGGTGGGATGTCCATCTTTTATTTATAATTTTTCTTAGTCCAGTATGTGTAATAGTTCTTCCTGTTTTTAAACTTAACCATCTTGATACTTCTCTATACGAACAATTATTTAAATACTCTTTTGCTTCTTCTAAAGCATCCAGTTCTTCTTGTACTGGTTCAATATAATCTGTATCTTCTGCTAGTTTATATCCAAAAGGTATTACTCTAGCTTTTCTTTTAATTGATTCCATCTTTAGCAGGTAAAATAAATATACCATGAGCTACTTGTCCTGTAATATCTATTTTATCTTTTTTAACAAGTCCTACTCTATCTAGTATTTGTTTTGCCGCTTCCATTCTAATATTAACACCGGGAGTTTTACCATCTTCATCTAATGCATCAACTAAACCTTTTACAGCTTTAGCTGAATTAAGTGCAAGAGAATATTCTGCTCTTTCCAGTATTTCATCTTTTAATGCTTTAACTACTTTAGGATAAGATGAAGGGGCATACCCTGCAATCTCTCCTGCTTTCTTTGGACTACCTTCTGCTTCTCCAAATAATGCTGTAAGAAAACTTTGTTGTTGTTCTGTTAATTCTCTAGTTTCTTTTTTTGTCGGTAACATTATTAAATCCAAATGTCTTTTTAAAAGCCGCTATTAATCCATATGGGTCATCATGAGGATAACCTATACAATTTAGTTTTGGCTCTTTTATAGCCACCTTTTTTTTTGCTTTGATTTTTCTCTTCTTTGTTTTGACCATTCTGGTGCTTCCTTTATCATTCCTAGTTTTTCTTGTGCGTCTCTTTCTTTAAAGCCAATTTCTGCAGATTCTAATATCTGTTCTCTAGCTTTATCTTCTCTACCACCTACATCTGATATAGTGGTAATTCTTGGTGCAGAAATAACTAATTCCACAAAAGGGTCTCTACAAGGATTCTTTCTTCTATGAACTGGTAGTATTTCTGTAAAATGCTTTTTTGTCTTCTTATTATAATACTCGTATGTTGGCATTATGCGTTATTCGCCTCATAAGATTCATGTTCACAGCAATTACATTCACATTGTCCACCACAACATGAGCCACCATTTGAACAATGGCAAGCATGCCCACATGTTTTACAATTTCCGCAATCAATTGGTTTCATTATTTTTTACCTGCATTTTTATTTCTAGGAAAAGACCTATTTGATTTCTTTGTTCTAAGTGTCAAGTTCTTTTTTGAATTATTTATAGGATTACCATCTTTATGATGCACATCCATACCATTCTTCTTACCAACTAAACTATTTGCTTTATTTCTCGCAGCCCTTCTTTTCTTTTGAGTAGGTTTTGCGTGATAATTATCGTATTCTTTTCTATAGTTTCTAGTTGGCATACATAGATTTAGACTTTTTAGCCTTTTTATCTGCTCTCATTTTCATAGAACCAGATTTAGCTTTAGCAGTAGCACCTTTTCCCATAGTTTTTTTAGTTCCCATGAGTTTTTTATTTGATTTTTTAGCTAGTTTACTTAATGGCATTGTATTTTCTCCTTAGATTATGTTTTTTATTATTTTTTCCACAGCTTTGTAGTCACCCATGCGACTATATCTGAATTTATGAAACTCTTTGAAACTCTTTTGTAAATTTTCTTTATGTTTTTGTTTATCTTCTTTAGATGTTGCATTATAGTATTCTTGGCTTTCCTTAATTATATCTTCTTTTAAGCTGAACAGGCTAGGCATTCTTCTTCTTCAGTACCATTTTGTGTCTTTTTAAGCTTTTCATTCTCTGCTCTAAGTGCAATTCTATCCCCATATGCCTTTTCTAACTTATCATATAAATAACTTTTATCTTCTTTTAGTAAATCCACGTCTTTTCTTAACGCAGAAACTGTTTGTGTTAGTTCAGTAATCATTTCATTTGTTGTCATTTTGTTCTCCAGGCTTTAGGGTATAGAAACCAATGGAAAACTTTTGAGTCCATCGGTAGTGTATTGTTTGAACTCGTATTTATCGTGGTGAGTTCCCAGACCACCAATGGAATTATGTATTATTAATTAAAGTGTAAAGCCTCTGTAAAAGTTATAGAGTGTGTGCTATCTTACCTAAAAAATAATACATACCCTCTATTATAGTAATCATTGATTTTTTGTCAAGTATTATTTTATATTTTTTTTATTTTCTTGACAGATTTGTAATAGTTGGTATAATAGAAATGAGACCTTAGAGGCCCCCCTTATGTATATAGATAGGGTACTTAAAGTAACTTTAAAGTTGCCGGAGAGATGCCGCATAGTCTAGTTAACATTCATTTATAGTATTTTTCCAGTGACTACGTATTCATAAGTATGGGGGTAGGGGGGGTGGTCTGGCAGGGTCTTTATAGATACTTCATATTTTATTTAATTGGGATTGATTGAACTTTAGTACTATCATTATATCTCTACCAGAAATTCCGCTCGCTACGCTCGCTAATGACCTCACAGAATGTTCCTACAATGTTCTTTACGTGTAGCCTTTAAGTGTGTCTATATTGTCAGCTAAAGCTGACTTTAGTATTATCTTCGTGTGTACCTTGGCAGGTACTATCATAATTTCAAAAGTTCCTATAATGTTCTTTCTGGTTTACGATTTAGAACAAGGAAAGACACCCCAAAAGTTTTAATCTCTTAAGACGTCTTAAGGAATACGTGGCGGAAAACAGCCAA